TCTTTTGGAGACGAAATTATTTTTCCAAACATCTATAAGCCTGTTTTAATTGCTAGAATTCGTTACTATGTTTATCAGTTTAAAGAAAATCCACAGATGTCTTCTTTTTCTCTTGAAGATTATAAAAGAGGTTTAAGGTTAATGAAGCTTCATTTAATGGAAGCAGCCCCCGGTTATTTTAAAGATGACAGAGTAAGGTTTATTTAATGTCTCAGCCTTTTGGACTATCCTCTAAAGGCGGTTTATATACCAGCTTAAACCAGCTGGAGATGCTGCAGCAGCCGGGAATTGCCTCTAAGCTTGTAAACTTTGAGGTAGATATTAACGGTGGCTACAGACGTATTAATGGCTTTACGTCTTACGGTGGTGCAAGCGCAACACGTCCTGCGGGTGATACAAAAATATTAGGCCTTAAAGGATATGCTGACGGTGTAATAGTTTGTTGCGGAACCGATATATTTTTTAGCAACGATGGCATTACTTGGTTACAAATTAATAGAGCCTCTGTTTCAGGCACAGGCGATAACTACACAACATTTACGGGCCGGTCTATTTTAACCCGCACTAACCAAGGTCAGTCTTCTTTTGCGGTTTTTGAAGGCGCTACTTATAATTACGGTGAAGTTATTATTGCCGATGGCGCAAATAAACTTTATTCTTTTCGGATGGAAGGCACAGGAACTTTAGAAACACGAACCTTTTTTGCAAATGAAATTACAGTAGATGCAGCAAACGCTGTTAAATATATTACAGTACATGATCATCACTTAGTAGCTGCTGGTGTTGAAAATAATTTAAATAGTATTTATTATAGTGTGTATAATGATCCCGATAACTTTACGGGAGTTGGTGCTGGTGCTATTATTATAGCCGATCAAATAACAGGTATTAGAGGATTTAGAGAAAATTTATTTTTATTTGCTAACAATAGCATTCATAAACTTTCTAATATTAATGATCCTAATAATATTAGGACAGATCCTGTAACAGAAAATGTAGGCTGTCTTTCTGGATACTCTATTCAGGAAATAGGCGGAGACTTGTTGTTTCTAGCTCCAGATGGCATTAGAACTATTGCAGGTACTTCACGTATTGGAGACGTTGAATTAGGAACAGTAAGTAGACCAGTACAGTCTATTATTCAAGATATTTCTGAAAACATTGATGCTTTAACTTTAGCAAGTGTAGTAGTCAGAAATAAATCTCAGTATAGATTGTTTTATAATTCTGAAGGAACTGCTAATGCTTCTGCTAAAGGCATTATTGCTACTTTAACAAAAAATGGTTTTGAATATTCTGAAACACGCGGCATTAAAGCAACAGCCATTAGTGCAGATTTTGGATCAGACAATGTAGAAAAAACATGGCATGGTGATACAAACGGTTACATTTATAAACATGATACAGGAAATGCGTTTAATTATGCTGGAGTTCCTAATAATATTGTAGCCTCTTATCAGACTCCTAATTTAGATTTTGGAGATGTAGGAACTAAAAAGACTATAAAATATGTACGAGTATCTATAAGCCCAGAAGGCGAAATACAACCTACACTACGTGTCCGTTACAACTACGAAGATCCTACAGTTGCTCAGCCTTTAGATTATGTATTAAACGGTATACCTTTACCAAGTATTTTTAATTCTGGTATATTCGGTACTAATGTTTTCGGGGCAACTCCAGACCCTTTAATACGCCAAGCAGTAGAAGGCAGTGGAGATACAGTAAGTTTTATTATCACAAGCGCAGACATTTATGCGCCTTATACTATTAATGGTCTTTATGTAGACTACACCCCTTCAGGTAGGAGATAACAAATGGCTCAGAGCTACACAAGACAAAGTACATTTGCTGATGGAGATACAATAACAGCTTCTTTGTTTAACAATGAATATAATCAACTTGAAAACTCTTTTAGTTATTCCTCTTCTAATAGCTCTATAACTGGTCATAGACACGACGGAACCGCAGGGCAAGGCGGTAATATTTTTAAAATAGGTGACATAGATTTTTTAAATAAAATTGAAGTTGATGGAACAAGTAATCGTTGGGGGATATATGTCGAAGTTGGAGGCGTTTCTACAGAGCAGGTTCGTGTGCAAGATGGAAGCATTGTTCCTGTTACTAACAATGATATTGATCTTGGCACATCCTCACTTGAGTTTAAAGACTTATTTATCGACGGAACAGCTCACATCGATACTTTGGACATCGATGAAAACGCCACGGTTGCTGGAACTCTAGGTGTAACAGGGGCTACGACACTTAGTTCTACACTAGCTGTCACAGGAACCTCTACGCTTACAGGTAACGTAACTGCTACTAACGATCTTTCTATAGGTGGTAACCTTACTGTAACCGGAAACGCAACTATCAATGGTAATCTAACCTTTGGAGATGCTTCAACAGACACAATTTCTTTTGTTGCTGACGTTAATAGTTCTATTATTCCAGAAGTTGATGATACTTATGATTTAGGAAGTCCTACACAAAAATGGCGTAATCTTTACATTGATGGTGTAGCTAATATTGATAGCATTAGTGGAGGAACTATTGACGGTTCTACTATTGCAACATCTGATATTACTGTAGGAGTTGGTAAAACTTTAGACGTTTCGGCAGGTACTTTAACTTTAGCAGACAATCAAATCTCAGGCGATAAAGTAGAAGGCGGCACCATTAACGCCACCACAATTAATACTTTGACTTATGGAAGTTTATCAGATGGTGTAATTACTGTTACGGCTTTTGTAGATGAAGACGATATGATTTCTAATTCAGCTACGCTTGTACCTACTCAACAATCTGTTAAGACTTATGTAGATACTGTAGTAGCAGCAACCAATGAAGTTGTTGAAGATGCAACGCCTCAGTTAGGCGGCGACTTAGATTTAAACTCAAATAATATTACTGGTACAGGTAATATAAACATTACAGGTACTATTCAGTCTTCTGGAAACATTACAGGAACTTTAGCTACTGCAGCTCAAGGCAATGTTACAAGCTTGGGAACACTTACTAGCCTTGGTGTTTCTGGAGATCTTACAGTTGATACTAATACCTTAAAGGTAGACAGCGCAACTAATCGCGTTGGTATTCTTAATGTTTCTCCAGATGTTTCTTTAGACATTGGATCTGCTACAGATGCAGTGCATGTCCCTGTAGGAACGACGGCGCAAAGGCCCGGAACTCCTGCTGCTGGTTACTTTAGATATAATGCTGACCTTGAGCAGTTTGAAGGCTATACTGATACTTGGGGCGCTATTGGCGGAGGCGGCACAAACACATTTACTTATGATTCTTTTACTGGAGATGGGGTTACTACAAACTTTGTATTGTCTCAAGCTACTAACCTTGAAGGTAACTTAATTGTATTTATTGATGGTGTTTTCCAAACACAAGACGCTTATACAATTAGTACAGCCAGCGGTATTACTACTCTTATTTTTAGTGTAGCGCCTGCCAATACACGTAAGATTGTAGTTTATACAATTGCTGCTGGTGTAAGCGGTAATAATTTAAACTTAGATAGTTTCAGCGGTGATGGCGTACTTACAGATTTTACGCTATCTATTAATGCGGTTAGTGAAAACAATACACAAGTATATATCGATGGTGTTTATCAGCAGAAAGATGGGTACACTGTAACAAACACAACACTCAGTTTTAGCTCTCCTCCTCTTAATGGTAGCACTATTGAGGTAATGACCTTTACTCAAACAGAAGTTAATGTCCCTGTAGACAACACTATTACATCTGCTAAGTTGTCTGGTGATCTCGTAACTCCCGGTAATCTTGATGTCACGGGCGATATCGTATTAGGGGATAACAACCCCACCATCACAATGAATGACAGCTCTGTAGCCAATCTTCAACATTTAATTACTAGTTCCAGCGACAATCTAATAATTGCTGCTGATAATAATGATGTAGACGCTGGGACAGAGATACAATTTTATGTTGATGGCGCAGAACGTATGAGCGTTACTGCCACAGGCATTGATGTAACGGGTACCGTCACGGCGGATGGGCTTACTGTAGATGGTGATGGTCTATTGTACTCCGCTAGTAATGTTGAAATGCGTGGAGATGCGAATGTAAGAATATCGCTTGGGACAGCAGGAACTAGCGGTGCAAACAACAGTTCCAATTGGATTTACGGTAACGGGACTAACCTAAGATTTAATAACGCAGGGGGTTATCATTCTTGGGAAACTCTTGGCACAGAACGCATGCGCATCGATTCCTCGGGCAACGTGGGAATCGGGACTTCTAGTTTAACTGGTGGAAACACTATATTAAACCTAAGCCGTACTGGTTCAGGCGTAGGCTGTAATATGCAGTTTGCTAATAGTCACAACGGTGCTTTTTATGTAGGACTTGCTGGCAATACTACAGGAGACGTAATACTACACAGTGCGGATGGATCAGCAGATATGTCATTTGCCACAGGCAACCTAGAACGCATGCGCATTGATTCCTCGGGCAATTTATTGGTGGGTAAGACTGTTACTACATTTTCTGACGTAGGTACTGTTGTTCGTTCAACAGGTAGCGCTACTATTACAAGAGATGGTGGTGATCCACTAGCTTTGAACCGTAAGACATCAGACGGCGAAATCCTAGGCTTCTACAAAGACGGCGCAACCGTAGGTAGTATTGGTACTACTGACAGTGATTTATATATTGGGACAGGAGATGTCGGTCTTTGGTTTCAGGACGGTGGTAACGCTATTCGACCGTTTAGAGTTGATACGGGAGTAGGTCTTGATAATAGTATTAGTTTAGGTGTAGCTACATCGGGCCGTTTTGATGATGCTTTTATTACTAACGGGGTTACTACTGGCTCAGACGGCAACGACAAGCAAGACATTGAAACCTTATCAGACGCAGAACAACGAGTAGCCGTAGCGTGTAAAGGACTGCTTCGCAAGTGGCGCTGGAAAGACGCAGTAGAAGCTAAAGGCGACGATGCTCGTATCCACTTTGGGATTATTGCTCAAGACCTACAATCTGCTTTTGAAGCCGAAGGCTTAGATGCTGGTCGCTACGCGATGTTTATGAGCGACACTTGGACAGACGAAGAAACTGGCGAAGAACGCACAAGGTTAGGCGTTCGTTACCATGAACTTTTAGCCTTCATCATCGCAGCAATTTAACAGGAGACATTAAATGGCTTTAACAGAAATCCCTATAGAGTTATCAAGTACTCCGGGTATTGTAGATAATAGTAATGCGACTGCGATTACTATTGATTCTAGTAATAATACAAACTTTGCTGATAACGCCAAAGCCATCTTCGGTGCTGGCAGTGACCTACAGATTTATCATAATGGCTCACATAGTATTATTAGTGATGTTGGGACTGGCAATTTAAAACTGGGGGGCACTGG